AGATTATAATATTGCTATAGGTAGAGAAGCGATGAGGAATGCAAATGCACATGTTTCTGTTGCTATTGGATATACCGCTGGTAAGTTTATTAAAGATGGTGGTACTGGTGTTACCGTAGTCGGACATGAAGCTGGAAATTATGCGAGTGGTAGTGCAAATACATTTATGGGATACCAAGCTGGTCAAGGCGGAACAACATCTGCTCCATATAGTACAGGTACAAATAATGTTGCTCTTGGATATGGAGCTCTTACAGCTTTCACTACTGGAGATGAGAACGTTGCTCTAGGATACGAAGCTGGAAGCAATATGACAACAGGTAATAGGAACATAGCAATAGGTTATCAAGCAAAAGCTGGTACTGTTGGATCTGATAATATAGTTGTTGGTAAAGTTGCAGGAGTTGGATTTTCAAGTGGATATAAAAATATCGTAATGGGAAATCAAGCTGCAGCTGGTCATAACGGAATTGAAAATGTAGTTATTGGTCATCAAGCAATGGGTGGTGGTTCTACAGGCGTAGATAAAACAATTATCATAGGATATCAAGCTGCTTACAATATTAATTCAGCAGACGCAGACGGAACAATTGCTATTGGATATACAGCAGGTGGAAGTATTACTTCAGGTGCTAAAAACACAGTTGTGGGATACCAAGCTGGTAATAAAATAACCGATAGTGATAATATTACTTATATAGGTTATGGAGCTGGTTATTATGCAACTGGACCACACAATACTGCTGTAGGTACTGAAGCCTATTTAGGTGTAGATGGAAGTACAACTGGTACTGATAACTCTATATTTGGGTATTATGCTGGGCGTGATTTAACTACTGGACATAGTAATGTTTTAATGGGTAGAGATGCTGGTCAAAATTTAACGAGTGGTTATCAAAATATTATCATTGGAGCTGATGCTGGAGAAACTGCTACCAACTTACAGAACGCAATTCTTATAGGTAAAAGAGCTGGTCAAGATATAAATAGCGGTGTTCATGGCACTATTGCAATAGGTACAGATGCTCTTACTTCGCTCACTTCAGGTGCAAGTAATCTTGCTATCGGTTATGAAGCTATGAAAGTTCACACAACTGGTGGTAACAATATCGCTATCGGTTATCAAGCTATGGATGATAATGATGCTGGTTCAAATTCTTTAGCTTCACAACACAATATCTTTATTGGAAATGCAGCAGGTGGTGGAACTTGGACAAATGTGGCTTCGAGTTACAATGTTGGTATTGGTAACAATGTTATGGATGCAGCTATGGCTGAAGCGTGGTATAATACAGCACTCGGAAATCAATCCCTAAGTGCTCTAACATCAGGTGATTACAATGTAGGGCTTGGATACCTTGCTCTAAATGCTGTCACCACTGGTGAAAGTAATGTTGCTGTTGGAAAAAATGCAGGAGCTGGACTAACAACGGGTATTCGTAATGTCGTAATTGGAGATGGGGCTCTCGATACAGCTGCTACTGCAGATGTTGATTATAATGTCACAATAGGATATGATGCTGGTTTGGGTATAACAAGTGATGCAAATGTTACTATTGGTGCTTTTGCTGGACAATATATTAAAGGTGGTAGTTCTGTTCATATTGGATATGAAACTGGTAAATTTGCTAGTGGTAGTTCAAATACATTTGTAGGACTAAAAGCTGGAAAAGGTGGAACAACATCTGCTCCTTATAGTTCAGGTACAGGTAATACTTTTCTCGGATACCAGACAGGAAAAGATTTTACAACTGGTTATAACAATGTTGGTGTCGGTTATCTTACTCTTCACAATATCACGACAGGATATGAAAATAATTTTATAGGTAACCAATCAGGTCATGTAATCACAACTGGTTATTACAACGAAGGAATCGGACATAAAGCTTTAAACTCACTCACAACAGGAATTGGTAATATCGGTATAGGTGCTTTTGCTGGGGCTCACGGAGCTAGAAACTATAGTATCTTTATGGGATACCAAGCTGGTTACTACGATGGTGGTGGTGGTATGGTAGTTTTAGGACAACAAGCTGGTCAGTATACTGCTGGTGGTAATAGTATATTATTAGGTAAGGAAACTGGTAGATATGTAAGTGGTAGTAACAATGTTATGTTAGGATATAATGCTGGAAAAGGTAACTCAGTTCAGGCAACTACAGCCACAATGACAAATGTTTATAGCAATGTGGGAGTAGGTTCTTATACTCTTTTGCAACTAGGTGCAGGAATGAATAATAGTGTAGCTGTTGGTAGTGCAGCTGGTCAGAATACAACTGGTTCTTACAATACTTTCGTGGGTGGAGAAGCTGGAAAAGGTGGAACAACATCTGCTCCGTTTAGTTCAGGTCAGTATAATACTGCTGTTGGATACAGAGCTCTTGAAGAGTTCACAACTGGTGGATATAATTCTATACTAGGTCAAGAAGCAGGTGAAAAAATTACAACAGGTGAATCTAATAATTTATTTGGTTATCGTGCAGGAAGACATATAACAACTGGAAATTCTAATATAGTAATTGGAACTGAAGCTCTAAGAGATGAAAATGTATCTTCAGTCGTTGCAATAGGTTCAAGAGCTGGATTATATAATTCAGGTAATGATAATGTTTATTTAGGTGATACCGCTGGAAGAAATTCTGGTGCTGGAGCAGACCAAGTTATTATTGGTCATGATGCTGGTTACTACGCTACTCATGATGATGTTGTAATAATCGGTGAGTCCGCTGGATATTACGCAACTGGTTCTGGTAACACATTCATAGGAAAAGAAGCTGGAAAAGGTGGAACAACTTCTGCTCCTTACAGTTCAGGTGAAAAGAATGTGGCTGTTGGATATAATGCTCTTACTGGTTTCACAACTGGAGAAAGAGTAGTAGCAGTAGGCTACAACGCAGGTGCTTCATTAACCACAGGTGGTCAAAGTGTCTTTATCGGATACAATGCAGGTGATGGTACTACCAATTCTTATAGAAACATTGCTATTGGAGATAACGCTTTAAGTGAAGCTGCTGGCGATGATAATATAGCTGTTGGATTGTTTGCTCTAAGAACTAATACAGGTGGGGGAAACATCGGAATTGGTACAAGGGCAGGTGAAACCATTACCTCAGGTACAAGAAACATAGCAATCGGTTGGAGAACAATGTGGGATCTCGATGCTGGTTCAAACTCATCTACCTCTCAAGATAATATTGCTATTGGTTATGCTGCTATGAATGGAACTTGGGCGAATACTAGGTCAGATTTAAATGTTGCTATCGGTAACTACTCTATGGATGGTGCTTTAGATGGTGCTAATTACAATGTTGCTCTTGGATATGAAACATTAAGTTCAATAACAGGAGATGATGCAAATGTTGCTATCGGTTATAGGGCTATGTCGGGAGGTGGAGGAAGTCAAAATATCGCCATAGGTGCTGACGCTATGTATCAAGGCCCAACAGGTGGTACAAACTATGCTATCGGTAGATACACTATGATGGATTGTAATGCTGGTTCTAATGCATTGAGTTCAAATAGTAATATAGCTATAGGACATTCTGCTTTAGGTGGAACTTGGGCAGATGCTGATTCGAATAGAAACATTGCCATTGGTCATTATACTATGGATGCGGGTGTAGATGGAGCATTGGATAATGTTGCTGTAGGACACTACGCATTAAGTTCAATAACAAGTGGTGATTTTAATACTGCACTTGGCTCAAATGCAGGATTATCCATCACAACTGGTGCAGATAACGTAGTTATCGGGTATCTTGCTGGTGATACGATGACGGATACAGGTAATACAGTTTTAATCGGCAAAAGTGCTGGACAAGCCATAAATAACAGCACCGCAAATTATACAATTGCTATAGGATTTAACGCACTTTCAAGTTTAACAAATGGTCATAGTAATATTGGTATAGGCGGTAATACTCAAACAGGTATAAGCACAGGAGATGGCAATGTCACTATTGGTTATAATACTATGTCTGATTTTAATGCTGGTGTTAACTCTGCTAACTCAAGTAATAATATAGCAATTGGTAATGGTGCAATGAGTGGAACTGTAACAAATGCGGCTTGTAACGATAACATCGCAATAGGTGCAAACACTCTGGCTGCTGCTTTAGATGGAGCATTATATAACATAGCAATTGGAGTTACCTCTCTTAATGATTTAACCACTGGTGACAAAAACGTTTCTATTGGAAACAATTCGTTACAGAAATTGACTACAGGCGAAAGAAATACCTCTGTTGGTTATGATACTGGTGGAGATGGTGGTAATGCCGCTCTAACTGGCAATGATAATGTTTTGATTGGAACAGGCGCAGGTACTAATTTAGAAGGTGCAGGACACTCTAATACTTTTATAGGTTCTGCCGCAGGTGCTGTTACAACTACAGGAGTTGAAAACACTACTCTAGGATTCAATACAGAAATTCAAGATGCTACTGCAACAAATCAAATTGTTATTGGAAATAATTTAACAGGAACAAAGGATAATGCAGTATTCATTGGTAATGATACAAACCATATTGAAAATGATTTTAATGCAGATGCTACTTGGAACTATTCATCAGATGTAAGACAAAAAACTGAGATAGAGGATGATATTTTAGGGTTGGACTTTATAAATAATATAAGGCCAGTAGTGTACAAACACAAATCACCAAGTGAGTTTCCAAAGGAATGGAGTGCTTATGACGCAGATGATAAAGAGCCTATGGGTGGCGATAAAAGGATTCATGGATTAATTGCTCAAGAGGTAAAAGAAGCGTTAGATGAAGTTGGTGCAGACTCTTTTGGTGGTTGGTCTGAAGGAGATGACGGAAGACAGAGGGTTTCAAGAGAAATGTTTGTGACACCATTGATAAAAGCAGTTCAAGAGCTATCTAAAAAGGTTGAAGAACAACAAAAAGAGATAGAAGAACTAAAAAATAAATAAAAAATTGTATTTCGTATAATTATATGATATATATTACTATTAATAAACAAAACTAAGGAGTTATTAAAATGGCTGAAGAAATTAAATTTACTGATGAAGAGTTAAAGTCTCTTCAAGATTTAAGTCAAAGTTATCAAAACATTCAAGCTTCTTTTGGACAAATGAAAGTTCAGAAGATTCTTAATCAACAACAAGCTGATGCTTTAGAAGAAGCTGAAGTTAAAATGGATGCTGATTACAAAGATATTCAGGATTCTGAACGTAAATTGGTTGAGGAATTGAATGAAAAGTACGGACCAGGTCAATTAGACCCACAAACAGGCGTATTTACACCAACACCACAAGAAGAAGCTGCTGAAGTAGTAGAAGAATCTTAAATAAATCCTTAATCGGTTGTATTTTGGGAATTTTCTTTATATTTATATATAATGAATTTTCATATTAATTTTTTAAACCTTTAAAGGAGAAAACACATGGCAGAGAGAATAGTCAGCCCAGGTGTATTCACTCGTGAGAGAGATTTATCTTTTTTACCTCAAGGAGTATCTGAAATAGGTGCAGCTATTGTAGGACCGACAGTAAAAGGTCCTTCATTCGTACCAACAGTAGTCAGAAACTTTGAGGAATTTGAAAGTATTTTTGGAACTTACAATAGTGATTATTACACACCCTTTACAGTTAAGAACTACTTAGATAGTGCTGGAACTGTAACAATAGTAAAAGTAGGATATCTTGGTGGATACAAGGTATCGGGTTTCAATTTAGTAGTTAGTGGTTCGGGCGCAACAAAGTTTGTTGTAGCTCAATTTTTACCAGCAGAACCAAATAATAGTGGTGAGGGACTAATAAGTGGTTCTTTGTCAGGAGACCCTATCTCAGAAGCTAGTAACTTTGCTTTGAAGATTAACGGAGCTAATGCAACTGCTAGTGTTTCAAATTTGACATTATCAGAAAAAGGTTCAGCTACAGGTGATTTATCAAGTGCTTCCTCTAATTTTATTGGAAAGCAATTTCCTACTGCTCCTGGTGCTCAAAAGATAGGTTCAACAGATGCACCAGCGTATATGTATAAGTTTTTTAGAACTGCATTAAGTGCCTCTTTTTCAAATGGTACTCTTACTGCTAACGCTTCAATGTCCATAGAAAACTTTGCTGATAATGGAATTGATTTTGCTAGTGGAACTGAATCTGTAGATACTTCAGATGGTAACTATATTAGTACCATTTCAGGTAACTCAGACGCAGCTTCTGCAAGAACACCATTTATCGTATCCCAAGATTCTACTGAATTATTTAGAATATACACGAGAGCTGATGGTACTGAAACTAATAATCATTACGCAGTAATTCGTGATGTAAAAAGACCACAAAACTCTAACTCAAGTCCAGATTATGCTGAGTTTGGTTTAGCAGTTTACACTGCAGATGGAAGTCTTGTTGAAACTTACAGTAATTTAAACTTAGATCCAACTTCGGGTAACTATATAGTTAAGGTAATTGGAGATGAGTTTCAAACTGTAAATAACGATGGTGAAATCACTGTTTATGGTGATTATCCTAATGCTTCAAGACACATTAGAGTTGGTGATTACAAAGAAAGTACATTTGAAAGTAATCCTAATTTACAGCCAATGGGATATTCTGCTGTATTAGACCCAATTAAATCTACTGCAAGTGTACCGACTGCATCTTTTAATCGTAGTCAGGTAATTCCAACTGTAGATTCTAATACATATAAAGAGGACTTACCATACGGATTTAAGATAGACCCTCGTTTTGGTGAAAACGAATTAGCTGATAACAAAGCTTACTTATCTCCTATTCCTAAGAGTGAGAATGCAGGAAGTAACGTTGACTTTCTTCTTACAAATATGAAGGGATTTGGAGCAGCTGGTAGTTCTGAATCAAGCAAATATACTAATTTTGCTATATCAACTCAAAATCTAAATATATCATCTTCAACTCAACAGTTGAAGTTTGCTGTACCATTTCAACATGGTTTTGATGGTATTAATCCGTCACACCCAAAACATACTGGTACATCAATTAGTTCTGCTAACACAAGTGGATTTGATATTAGTAGTGCTACTGCTAGTGGTTCTATAGCTTACAAAAGAGCTATAAACGCTGTTAGTAATCCTGATGAGTATGATATTAATATGTTGGTAACTCCAGGTATTATTCATAAACATCATAACATTATCAGTAACCACGCTATAGACAAGGTAGAAGCTAGAGCTGATGCTTTCTATGTAATGGATGGTTCTGATATTGATGATAATGTCGCTACAGCAGTAAATAATGTGGCTAGTTTAGATACTAATTATGTAGCTACTTATTACCCTTGGGTTAAAATGGATGATATTTCAAAAGGTTCAGGTACAGTATTAGTACCACCATCGGTAGTAATACCAGGCGTAATTGCTTTCACAGATAGTGTAGCTCACGAATGGTTTGCTCCTGCTGGACTAAACAGAGGTGGATTAACAAATGTTCGTATGACTCAGAAGAAACTTACTCATACAGACAGAGATACGCTTTATGAAGGTAGAGTTAATCCTATCGCATCCTTTCCAGGTCAAGGTGTAGTTGTTTTCGGACAGAAGACATTACAGGCTAGACCATCTGCTCTTGATAGAATCAACGTAAGAAGATTATTAATCAGATTGAAGAAGTTTATCGCTTCCTCAAGTAGATTCTTAGTATTCGAACAGAATGATAGCTCTACAAGAAGTAGATTCTTAAATATAGTTAATCCGTTCTTAGAATCAGTTCAATCCAATAGTGGTTTGAGTGCATTCAAAGTTGTAATGGATGATTCTAACAATACTCCTGATGTCATAGACAGAAATCAGTTGGTTGGACAGATATTCATACAACCTACAAGGACTGCTGAGTTTATTGTATTAGACTTCTCAGTACTTCCAACGGGTGCTGCATTTCCTGAATAATAGGGAGGTGTAAAACAGTAGAAGAGGGGAACAATAGTTCCCCTTTTTTATTATATCAAAAAACTATGAAAAAACTATGAAATAATAACTCAATATTCTGTATCGATTTTTCAGTTTGTTTATATTTATATATGAAAGAATTAAACACTTATTAGGAGAACTGAAATGGCAGATATAATCGATCCTTCAGAAATTATGTTTACACCCTTTGAACCGAAAGTTAAAAATCGGTTTATTATGTACATAGAAGGAATCCCTGCATACCTTATTAGAGCTGCTGCTCGACCAACTATTACATTCGAAGAAATAGAATTAAATCATATCAACGTTAAAAGATATGTTAAAGGAAAAGGTTCTTGGGAACCATTGGAAATCACTCTTTACGATCCTATTGTACCATCAGGTGCACAGGCAGTTATGGAGTGGGTTCGTTTACACAAAGAATCTGTTACAGGTAGAGATGGATACTCAGACTTTTACAAGAAAGATGTTACTTTCAACGTATTGGGTCCTGTAGGAGATAAAGTAGAAGAATGGACACTAAAAGGTTCTATGATTCAATCTGCTAACTTTGGTGACATGAACTTTGAAACCAATGAACCTAATGAGATTACATTAACACTAAGATACGATTACGCTATCTTACAATTCTAAGAGGATAATATGAGTTTTTTAAGAGAAATGCTTTCTAGTGATGCTAAAATCTCTAGTAAAAGATTTGTCGGTTTTATGGCTTTCTTTATGCTGATTTGTAGTTGGGGTGCTGATACCTTTTCTACATTTGAGGTCAAGGACAAGATATTGGAATGTTTTATGTACATTTCAGTAGTTGGACTTGGTGTTACAGCGGCTGAGAAGTTCGGTAAAAAATAGTTATAGTTCAAAACTAAATCATAGGAGTCAAATATGGCTGAAGTCAAATTCCCTACAGAAGTAGTGGATTTGCCGTCAAAGGGATTATTGTATCCAGAAGGTAGCCCTCTATCATCTGGTAAAATAGAAATCAAATACATGACGGCAAGAGAAGAAGATATTCTAACATCTGCTAACCTTATTAAACAAGGTGTGGTGGTTCAAAAATTATTAGAGTCTCTTATTATAGACAAATCAATTAAGGTAGATGATTTACTGATTGGTGATAAAAATGCTGTTTTAATAGCAGCTCGTATTCTTGCTTATGGTAAAGAGTATGAAGTTGAAATATTTGGTAGGAAGGTAGAAGTTGATTTAACTCAATTAAAAGATAACAAGTTAGATGAGAGTATAGTTACAAAAGGAGTTAATGAGTTTGAGTTTGAATTACCCGCTACAAAAAGAAAATTAACTTTTAAAATGCTTGTATCAGGCGATGAAAAAACAATTGATGATGAGGTTAAAGGTTATGAGAAAATACATGGTATTGGATACGAACTAACCACAAGATTAAAACACCAAATTATTTCAGTAGATGGTGATACTAAAAGAGCTAGTATTAACTCTTTTGTAGATAATGAGTTCTTATCAAGAGATTCAATGGCTTTTAGAAATCATATATCTGATATTATGCCAGATGTGGATATGACATCAACTTTTACTGATGAGGATGGAAACGAAAAGGAGTTCACGGTCCCTATGACCGTTACGTTTCTTTGGCCTAACGCCGGAATATAAACCACAAATACACGAACAACTTTTTCAAATAAGTTTTAACTCACAAGGTATGTTCTCTTTTTCAGAGGTATATAACATGCCTATATATCTCCGTACATTCTACTTTAAGAGATTACAAAAACATTTTAAGGATGAAGCTGAAGAGGTCAAGAAAGCTCAACAAAGTAACAAATCATCTATTCCATCTTATAAAAAATGATAAATGTGATATTTATTATTGAATAATTCCACACAAAAATAATCTTATGGAGAACAGAAATGGCTGACAGAGAAGGTTTAATATTTAAATTCTTTGATAAATGGAAAAGAAAACGTTTAAATAGATTCGCAAAACAGTTAGTAAAAGACGATCCTTCCATAGAAAAAAACTTAGATAATTTAGGAAAAGCTTTTTCAGATTTAGAGAGTAAACTAAAAAAGAAGTATCCTGATGCTTATAAGAAAGCTATGGGGAAGTAATAAATGGCTAAAAAAGTTGATAGTAGAGAACAGGTAATAAACTTAAAAAAACAGACTGAAGAGTTAAGAAAACAAAGTGAAGTTATGCGTAGTCATAACGACTACTCTAAGTCATATACTCAGTCTCTTGAAAAGGGTAGATCTATTCTCAAAGATATAACTGGTTTACAAAGTGACCAAGCACAGATTTCAAAAAATACTCAAAGTATTGAGAAGAATATAAGCGCTCTTTTCGCAAAAAAAGAAAAGAGTGAAGCACTAATAAATAGTCTAAAGATAAGTCAATACTCTAATAGTAAAAAATTAACATCAGAAGCAAAAAACTTTTCTGGTCTTACCGATAGATTTTTGAAAGGTGAAGTAGAGTTGGATGAACTTTACAGAGCTAGAGAACAATTTATTGGAACAGACTTTTACAACACACTCGAAGAGTTAATTGAACTTATGGAAAAGTCCCCAAACTTATCAGAAAAATTAAGTTTAGAGGCTGATGCTCAAAAGAAGATAGACGATTTTAGAAAAAAGGTAAAAGAAACTTCAGCTTTTCTAAGTAGTCCAAAGGCTATGGGAGTAGCTGCTGTAGGATTACTGGTTCAACAGATGGGTGATTTTGCTAGTAAGGCTTTTGAAGCTAGACAATCTTTAGGAACAACAGCAGTTGAGTCAGCTAGAGTAGCTGGTAATCTAAAAGTAGCTGGGTTAGCTGCTAAAGCTGTTGGTGGTAGTTCAGAACAAGCTGAAGCAGCTGTAATGTCATTGGTTGATGAGTTTGGTTCTGTATCCGTTATAAGTGCTGGTGTATCAAAACAATTAGGTTTGGTAACAGGTCAGTTTGGTTTAAGTGGAGACAATGCTGGTAAGTTATTAAAACAAATGCAGGCTATAAATGGTTCTTCAATAGAAACCAATCTAAATCTAATAAGTTCTGTTGGTGAACTTGCAAGAGCTGAAGGAGTTGCGCCTGCTAAAGTTCTAAACGACATAGCTGGAGATACGGAGACATTTGCTAAGTTCGCAAAAGATGGTGGAAAAAATATAGGTGCAGCTGCTATTCAAGCTGCTAAGTTAGGTTTAAATATGTCTACAGTAGCCGGTATAGCTGAAAATCTATTAGACTTTGAGAGTTCGATAGAAAAGCAGATGGAAGCATCTGTTCTATTGGGTAGACAACTTAACTTAGATAAAGCTAGAGAGTTGTCCTTAATGGGAGACTTAGAAGGTTTACAAAAAGAAGTATTAAAACAAGTTGGTTCAGAAGCTGATTTTAACGCTATGAATGTGATGCAAAGAAAAGCTCTTGCTGATGCTATCGGTGTTAGTGTTGCCGACTTAGGTAAGATGGTAGCTGGTGAACAAACATCAGCACAGGCAGCAGCTGATAAGGTTAAAGCTCAAGAGAAATCATTAAAATTACAAGAAAAAGCTTCTTACGCAGCTTTAGTGACAGCAGCTGCACAAATCGGTGCAAGTTTTGGAAAATTTGGTCCAGTTGGATTTGCACTAGCCATACCCGCAATTATGAAGTTATATTCTTTAGCAAAAGGAGCTCCAAAAGCTCAAACCGGTGGTGTAGTAAGAGAAACCGGTATGGCTGTAGTGCACAAAGGTGAGACGATAGCTGGAACTCAGTTTGGTGGTAGAGAAAGTAATAACTTACTAAAAGAATTAATTAAACAAAACTCAACCTTAATGGGTAGACTAACAAACAAAGTTGGTGAAATGGCATTAGGTTCATAGGAGATAAGAAGTGGCTTTAGAAGACTTAGTATCAGACTTATCTAATTTCAAAGGACAATCTCAGTACGATGATTTAGATGGTCAGATAAAAAATGGTGTGGATTTTATTCCTAATACGGATGCTCCTGGTTTTACTCCTAAAACAGATTTAGAGTCTTTATACAATAAAGTTAAAGATGGTACAGTGGTTGCTCCAAACTCTGGAGTGGTATCTAATGAGAAAACAAGAAATCCTTATGGTGCACAAGGAGAGTATCTTGTTGCTAACGGAATAGGTATAGCAAATCCATCTCATATAATAAGTGGTGATAATATCTTGGGAGTCAAGGTACAACCACAATTCGTAACAGACTTTATGACCACACCATTAGCTGATTACAATAGTAGATTTTCACTATCCACACCTTTGGGTGCAGGAACTAAAACACTTAAAGTTAGAAAAGAGTCTTTTAGAACAGTAGAGGGTGAATCTCCATTTGATAAATTTATAAAACCATTTTCTGTAGAAACAACAAAAAACATTTACGGAGATAGCGACTATATAAAAGATTTATTTGAGTTTAGAAAAGATGGTAGGGATACATTTAAAAACGTTCCAAATGGAGTGGATGGTAATGGTTTATTTAGTACTGCTGATTTTAGAAAGGTAGCTAACAAAGGCCCATTTGATGGTAACAACACTCATCCAATTATATTAAGAAAGCCGGGTTCAAATTGGGACAGTGTTCTATCAGAAACACCTGGATTAGGTGGAACGATAGGTGGTGTTTTACAAGGTGCTTTAAGCGTATTTGGTTTACTAACAAAGAGTTCAAGAAATATTGCTGATAAAGCTAGAATAGGTACTTATTTGTTATCAGATCCTGGTAAATTATTTATTGCTAAACAATTTGGTATGCAATTACTTAATCCTACAATAGAAAGTAAGATATACAATCCTCTTTCTACTTTAGGTATAGCTGGAGCAAATAGTTTACTGGATGGAGATGTAAGGGGATTATTACAGGCAGCTGCTTCTTTTATCTTACCTGTAAGTCATGTAGAAAGACATTTAGGTGGTGGTAGATATGAGGATATAATGCCGTTAAGAGAATTGCCTGCTATGGCAAAACTTTTACTACCTGGCGCAATAAAAAGTGTAATTCCTGATAATGGCTTTGATACAAAAGCTAAATATGGTTTTGGTAGTAGACTTGCTTTACAAAGTAATCCTGAAATAATACCAGAAGTATCAGCATACGGTTACACCATTGGTGGAAAAGATTTAGGAACTTCTTTACTTTTTATGAATCCTAATAAATATTTATTCCCAATTTCATCTGCTCCTAAAAGTATTGGTCCTGATGGTAGTATTTCATTTTTAGGTGGTCCTAGATTTGCTGCTGTGGATGCTGATAGAGCTGAAAATACACAAAAAATAGGAAATACTCATGGTGGTGTTACTTTCAATGACGCAGCTTCAAATAATTTTGGTAGAGCAGCAAATGGTACTGGTGATAGAACAAGATTTCATACATCAACATATTCTGAACTAAGAAGAGAAAACAGATATGAGAAAGATATTAAAACATCAGCAGTAAACCAAAATACACATATGCAAAATACTGAAGAAAGAAGAAAAGAGTATAAAAAGATAAATGATAATATAGGTAATCCTGGAGGAACTACTTTTTCAACAACAAATGGTACAGGAATAGTTGTTAATGAAATACTTGGTGGTGGTGTAAAAAGAGGACAAGGCCCTAGTACAATATCAAGTGCTGTAGATAAAGTTAACATTATTCCATATGGTAGTGATGGTAATGGGGACATACCTACCGATCATCAAAGTACAAAAGATTTTATTAAATTTAGGTTCTTTGATGTGGTGAACAAAAAGTTCATTATATTTAGAGCTATTTTAGAAGGCATAACAGATACCATTACGCCGGAGTATAGTGAGGAAAGATATATTGGTAGGCCTGATAAACTATTTACATATCAAGGTGTTGATAGAAGTTTATCGTTTACTTTTAGTATCTATCCCAAAACAAAACAAGAGTTGCCAGTTTTGATGGAGAAATTAAATTACTTAATAGGGTTGTGTTATCCATCATTTACAACAGGTGACAGAATGGTTACACCATTTATAGATTTAACATTAGGTGATATGTTTGTGAGTACTCCTGGTATTTTGAGTTCTCTAACAGTTACTGTTGAGGAGCAAAGCACATGGGAAATAACCGATGGTTTACAATTTCCACATTTTATAAAAGCTGCATGTGAGTTTAGACATATTGGTAAGCATGTTCCTGTATCAACAGGTAGACATTATGATTTACCATTTGGGTTAGATGACGCAAGACAAAAACAAATTGATAGATTTACAAGCGATAAAGCATTTGGATTTAATCAGTATCCAAGTAGAAAAGAAGATTTTAGAAAAGAAATATTTGGTTCTTTAGGACAACCAAACGAATAGGGTAAGTTATGAGATACAAAAGTAATGTAATAAAAAAAGATAGAAACAATGTCAGATACTATAAACCAAGAATAGTACCTAACATACCTATAAAAGATAGTGATATTTTTATTTATCCATTATATGGTGATAGGTTTGATACATTAGCTCAAAGGTATTATGAAGACTCTAATCTTTGGTGGATTATTGCTAAAGCTAATGAAATCGGTAACGGTAAAATAGCTCCAAATCCTGAAAAAAAACTTAGAATACCAACAGAGATAGATGATATATTAGAATCAATAAACAAAGCTAATTAAATATGTATACAAAGTTTATATCAAAACCCATTCAAGAAAAGTTGAAAGCTAAAGAACGAGCGCTCGCACGTTTAGGTAAACCATCACAACAACAACAGAATGACGACTCTTTGGAGCTAAAAGATTTAGCAAGTAGAACAATTTTCGTGAGAATGTGTTCTAACAAATCTAAAGTTCCAAATATATTAATATCAGGTGGTGAACACAACGAAAGGGGTATACCTTTAGGATTTGGAGATTCCTATAAAGATAGAACAGGTAATGTAGACGAAGAAGGTAATCCTATAGATAATTCTGGCATAAAAGCAGTGCCTGGTGTAAAGGATATTAGTGTTGAGTATAAAGGTGGATTTAAAGCTATTAGAGAGTGTACAATAAATTGGACTGTACCTGCTATAGAAGATTTAGATAGATTAACACCATACTTTTTAACTGTTGGTAAGACAGTTGTTGTAGATTGGGGTTGGGTAAATGCTAATAAAAAGAGTTTAAGGCAACAGATTGGTGTCGAACCTTTTATTCAAAGAAATATAGATGTTGCGAATAACACTGTAAACTATTCCGTTGACCAAGAGATATTTACAAATCCCCAACAAAGAGTTATAGAGGCTGGTGGTGATTATGATGCAATAGGTGGAAGGATAAAAAACTTTAATTATACTCTAAGAGAAGATGGTGGGTTTGATTGTATAACCACTATTACCGCTCTAGGTGCAGCCCTTTTCCATAAACCAGTAGATGTTAGTGGTGATAAACAAGGAACAAGAAAGTCTAAGAAAGATAATAGTCCTGTATTCACACCACCTGATACTTTGATTAATTTTTTACTTAATTTAAAGAATGTGCTTAAATACGATGTATTGGGTATAGAAAAAGACAGAGAATTTGAATCATTATACGAATTATCTAAAGGGGAAAGAGGATTGTATAGTAGTGCTGTTTACCATACAAGCTACTCACTTAGTGGTAAGAAAAAATTCGCTGTATCAAAAAATTTTTCTTGTATAATAGTTAATGATTCTAAAAATCCTGATGTTATTTTAACTGTTCATCCAGAAGGAAAAACTGATATTTTCGTGACTTGGGGATATTTTGAAGACCAAATATTAAACAGATACTTATCTTACAGTGGTGGTTCAGAAGATGGTTCTGGAATAAAAATGACTATGAGAAGTACAGATACAATTTTAGATGCAGAAGGAAAGGCTATTTCTACTGAAGATTTAGATGGAGCTATTATTGAAAGATATGGTGTGAATTTAGACATACCATCTGACGATTATAACTCCACATTAAAACAGACTACTCTAATTAGATATCCGTCTTTACTTTATCCTACAGACCCAATGAAGTTTTTTATTTTAGAGACAAACTCATTGATTGTCGCTACTGATAAGAAAACAGGAGCTATTAGTGAAGAGGGTTTGAAAACATCTTTTTTCAAAGAGAAACTTCAGGCTGCAGGGGATGTCAAAAAAAGAATTAAAGAGTTTTTACACGCTTTTTTAGATATGGGATTTCAAAACAAAGCTGACTTTTCTTCTAAATCATTTAATGCACAGAACATTGGAACTCGTGGTAAAGGTAAACTTAGAAATATATACGTTAATATAAAAGAGATACAGAGAGCATTTGGTATAACTAATGCCGATTCTAATGATACGACTAAAAATAATGTGAGTCCACCTGGAACCATCGGCGCAGCTATGACAAATCTTCTTAATGAACTTAATGGTAATTTTCATAATTGTTGGGATTTTGATTTAGCGGTTGACCAATACGATTCGACAAATATAAAAGTTGTAGATAAATCCGATACAAATACTGATAACCCTAAATACACAACTTATGAGGGCGGGGTAGATGATAAAGAGGGTAGGAACAGTCACAAGGTTCAAGACTTGGGTTTATTTAAGTTTCCATCATTTAAGATAGGCAGTATAGTCAAGACACAGAATTTAGAATTTAAGATTCCTGACGCACAAGCAATCACGATACTATATGGTTCTAATAAAGAAAAAGGACAAAGTGATTCCTCTGCTAAATCACGATTGGATAAACTCTTTAGGTTGGATAAAGTAGATACTGATAAAGATCCTTACGCAGATAAATTTTTAGAAAGTTTGGAAACATCAAACTTTAAGGTAGAAGATAAAGTTATAGGTGAAGCTACCCAGAGTATAGTTGTTAGTAGACGGGTGGGTAGTTATCAATCGGATGAAAATTCAAAAATTGTTGAGGGAGAAGGTATATCTCTGAATATCAAAGAATCTCCGTATGAGTGGAAACGATACTTACCTGATGTTGAAAAGACTGATAAACCCGATTCTAATCCAAAAACAACAACTAATTATGAAGTAGACGATTTTGGTAATCTTAAATATGTGACTAGAAAAATAACGAAAGACGGAAAAAATCCCATACATTTATCTCGCGATAATACTTTCTATAGTTACGATACAACAAACAAAACATTAGTATTAGAATCAAATGCACAAGGTGCTTTAAATAGTTACATAAATGCTAGTTCACCGACTGCTGAGTACGATGTCAACTCTTTGATACCAGCAGATTTAACTTTAGAAATAGATGGTACAGGAGGTATAATACCAGGTGACATAATTCAAACCGACTACATACAGAACAAATATAAAGCTTCCATCTCATTTACAGACTTAAAAGGAAAAAGAACAGACGCAGGTCCTTTGACTTATTTTCAGCTATTCGGAGTTACTCAAAAGATAGACCCGAGTGGTTGGAAGACAGAACTAACAAGTAAAATGAGAATCAATTATATAAATGATGGTATAGACTTAGAGTACAAAGTTCCTGTTGATAATCCCCTTAATCCCAAAACATCCACAATCCAAAATTCAGACGAACCTGAAAGACCATTTATTTCAATACCAATAGAAGAAGAGGATATAGTAGGTGACCAAGTACTAGATGATTTAGATTTTGAAGATATTCCGGAGTTTCAAGAAATACCAGCTCCTGTGAGTAGACCAAACATACCAGTTCCTATTGATGATGAGGACATTGCAGATGACGTTGAATTAGAAGATTTAGACTTTGATGAAATACCACCTTGGATACCACCACCTTACCCATCTACATTATCTTTGAGAAGAGCTAAAATTGAAATAGAAAACCAACCGGAGAGAGTTCCTGATGAGTCTCCACCTGATGTTCCACTAATTCCTGTAGGTGGTATGTTATCATCTGAAGATATAAATGCTCTTATAGCACAAGGACTTGAAAGTAGTAATATATCAGGCAACAGTACAGACTTAGTAGAGTACCCACCTGAACCAGACCCAAGAGCTGAACCAGCTCTACCATCTCAACCGATAAGAAGAGGTGGGGATTATGGTAATCTAGATCCATTATCTTTACTTGACCAGATAAAGTCACAGAAGATTATATATGTTCAACCAGCTCCTGAGCTAACCAATGAAACTGGAGAAGTTCAGAAACCACAAAGGTTTGAAGCACCACAAGTAGAAGAGCTTAACTTTGAAAGTCCTGTTGAGGCTACGATTGCTGTAAATGAAAATATTAAGAAAGAGTTACCAAAGGAGATAGTGGTTGCAACTCCACAAGAGTTGAACTTCATCGAAAAGAAGTCTACATACAACTTCAGTCTTGACCATAATCGAATACTTTACAATCTAAGAGAGGATTGGAGACCTTTATACAAAAAAACTAATGGTAGTTTGACCGGTGCTAGATTTTCAGGTAAAGGTGAGGATAGGGTTGAGAATACATTGGTCAGAAGTGGACAACCAAAAGAGATAAGACAAGCTTATTGGGATGCTTACATTGAAGGTAAGAATGAAAGTGGTAAATCACAAACTAAATTTGTGGATAAGGATAATTTTACAATATTTCCTCCTGTACAACCAACAGGTGATTTATTAAGAAGAGAAAGAGATACTTATTGGTATGGGGAGTGGAATCCAGGATACACACCACCATCATAGGAGATAAAGAATGAGTGTTCAACTACAAGAATTTTTAGAAAAAAGAAGTAATAAGCTACCAAGAGTATCTCCTGCTATATCTGCTATACACGAAAATACGGACAGAGTAGAAAAGAATAAGGTTGCTAAAGAGAAAGAATTTTACTCTAAAAGAGGAAAGTATATTTCAAAAGGATCTCTTTATCATGTACACTATACAAAAGATTTAGAGGTTCATTATATGACTGGTGGAGAACACAACGAAAGAACTCAGTTGATATTTAGAAAGAGTATTTTTGATAGCGACTTTGATTACTACAATACTTTAAACAAACAAGAGGTTGTACAATTAAAATCAACATCTAAACCACCAACCGAAGATGATTACAAGAATGGTACGATGACTAGATACTTTGCTAAAAAAGCTAACGATACAAGGTCACCAGCATTCGAAGTTTCAGAAGATGATTTTGAATCATCACCTATGTACAACTTTGTATCATTACGCTGGTATATTAGAGGAAATAAGATTAGGGTTACTAAGTCAAATCAGAGAGAAATAAAGGTGGCTTCAATAAAGATACCTAACATTGGTAAGTTGCTACCTATTCTACAATACTATCGTTCAGATTCTAAAGTTGGTGTTAGACAATCGATAATCGATAGGTTAGGAATAACAAGTGAACAAGGAGAGGCTCAACAAGAAACTACCACAACAACACAAACAACAACTACTCCAAAAACTAATACACAACAAAACGCACCAACTGGTACTCCACCAGAAGTAATAACGCGTGGGGCTTACGGTGCTGGTAATTAATTTACATTTTGGGTTATCTATATAATACTTATATACAAATAGAGGTTACATATGAAAAGTAAAGTTTTAGACAAAGGCTTTATTGAGGTTATTGATTCGTTAGGAAACGATTTAACAGTCGTCAATTCAGCTAGAGTATCATTCGGTAAAAGAAAAACAAAGTTCGATAAGTCAGACGAAAGACTTGTTCGTTATCTTGCTAAACACAAACACTATTCACCATTCAGACATTTACAAGTTCAGTTCCATTTAAAAGCACCTGAGTTCGTGATGAGACAATGGTATAAACATGTAGTTGGGATAGAGACTACATCTAATAGTTCTACTAAAGACCATGCTTGGAATGAAATAAGTGGAAGATATGTTGAGTATGATGAGTTTTACGAACCAACCATTTACAGAAAACAATCTGATGATAACAAACAAGCATCAGAAGGTCAGTTTGAAGGTCAGTCTGAAATAGCAATAGCTGCTAATTGGAAACAAGCACATAGTATGACTTTGACTGCTTACAAAAATATGATAGATGCTGGTATGGCTAAAGAACAAGCTCGTTGTATATTACCACTTACATTATACACAGAGGTATATTGGACA